TTGAAAGCAAACCCTTCATCAATCATAGTGTTGCCTTTGAATAATTCCCACCCGAATAGAGTTAAATCATATTGTGACGCACATAAATCATACCCCTCACTATCCGCGAATAGCTGAAGCACTCCCCATTGGAATGACGATCCAAGCGCATAAAACGTTGGTAGGTAGGGGTTTGCTTCGTATGTATCTACGTACCACTTCTCAAATTTTTCTTGTAGTTTATAATCTTCTTGAACGCTGCTCTGCTGTTGGGGTTTCTCCTTCTGTTGGTTGGCTTGTATTAGTTTATCTTCAAGCCACTCTGAATAGCGAATGTAGCCTCTATCAAATCTTTGATATTCTTCTTCGTACTCCTTTCTTATGTCCTCTACGCTCATGGTCTTATGCTCTTAAACCTCTTGTGATTAATTTCTCTGCATGGTCTGGATTCTGCTTCTGGAACTTCCTTGCATAATACGCGATGTAGTTATTGTTGATCTTGAATGCTCTATCCTCCTCCCCATCCCAGATTGTCAACTGTTCATTCGTCTCCATAAATACCTCCCACCGGATGACCTCAATGATCAACCTCATAGAAATCTTCTGCTTCCCTTTATAGATTGCTTTGAATGCCAGAGCCTCTACCTTCTTGTAAACTTCTGGATTGTTCTCATGGAACTGATCAAACGCCTCCCGTATGCTTACTCCTGTTTGTTGCAATGCTGTACTCATGATCTTATGTTGATTTGGTTTAGGTTATTCAGTGTCTCGTTTGGTTTCGTTATTTGCATATCAGAAAACACATCCGGTGCAGATGTCAGGAATACATTCTGCTTAGTGATCACCTCTAATTTTCTACGCTGTTCATCTGTGAATTCCCAGATAATGTGCATCGCCACCTCTCTATGTAGATCCCCTATTCCCTTATAGTTTGCATCCTTATCACAGGCGTGTCTATTCACCCCATGATGGGCACAGGAATGTCTCTGCTCTGATGTGAACCCAACAGACTCCGCAACATCGGCAAACTTCACACCCGTATGATGCTTGACAAACCACATAGCCATATTTCGCACCAGAACTATCTCCTGTTTTCTGGTCTTGCTATAACTTCTATGGATCTGTTCATACGTTAATCCAGATACCTCCGCTGTTAGTTCTATGATTCTCTTAGCTTTCATGATTTGGTGTTTTTAGTGTTTCCAATGTTAGATGTTAATTTTTTCATGCTTCGCATCATTTCCGGAGGAGGTGTATATGTCACTTTCTCCTCTCCTTTCTTGTAAGTCTTTTTGTCAATCTGTACCAATTTCAACCAACCATTTTCAAGCGATTGCTTGACCTCCTCCAGATTCTGCTCAATGGATTGATAGTTCATTTTCATCTGTAACGCTTCAATAGATGACCTCGACAACTGCCTCGCACCACTCTCTACTCTCATCTTTAGCCATCTGGAGAATAGATCATTCAATTTTGAATTTTTAAAATAAGGCTGCGCACTCTCTTTTTGTATATCAATTACACTAACATTATCATTAACACTCTCAGCTTGATTTGATTGATTGCGAGAAGCTAAAGAAGCATTTGCTTGGTTTGCTTGGGTTTGCTTTCCTCCCTTTCTCCCTGCTTCCCTTCGCTTATTCTTAATGATCTCAAATTTCTGGAGGTCACGTTTCAATGCTTGTTTAATGTTGATAAAGCACATCTTAGTCATCCTATCCGGTGCATCTGGATTCTGATCATTGACATATCTGAAAAGGTGTTTCACTAACTTGCCTGCCTCCTCATCGGATAACTCCTCAAAAATCTCAATCCAATCAACGTAAGCTACAAATGATTTCTTGCCCTCTGCCATTATCGGTGTTTGTTAATTACTGGAGAGGAGGAGGAAGTCACTCCTCCAAAGCCAACACCCACCGAAAAGTGTGTAGCCTCATTTCCTCTCCAGATTATAAATAGTTTTTGCATATCGGTGTTTACTGGCATTGGTTAGACATCCAACGCATGGTTAAAACTAATCGAGATAATCCACATAATCAAGCCAAAGTTTTGAAGGTGATAGAGAGTTTGTCTCCTGTTACCATCATAAAATGGTAATCAAGTAACCCCTTTGGCTCATGGATCTCCACATCCCTCTCCAGAATAACCCAGAGAGACTCCAGTGCATCAATCGTTACTATCCACTCCAAATGCACCCCACCTACCAGAGTCACCTGATCACTCTCGCAATTCATTACCAGATCCATCGTCTCACATATCACCTCCAACCTTGTCCGGATGATCTTCACCTCTGAATATTGAAGGCTGTCGCCTCTCATCTGGAGATTGCTCAATAGTTTTTTTAGCTTATTCATGACTCAACGGCTTTTATAAGTTCTTGTAATGAATGGATAGGATCAGACCACGTAAAGCAATCCACATCCTCAACCATTTCCACATCTATTCCATGCTGCCAATCGGTCTTATCTGATGCCAGATTCACAATTGATGCCCCATCCACAGCATACCAATCATCGTAAACGTAAACGACATCTGGGCTATGTTCTGATCCATATACGCATCTTAGTTCCATGCTCATGATTCCTCCTCGTTAGTGATATATTCACAATGCTCTTTACAATCAGTACAGATCCCAAGATCCTCGCTATCCAATATTGGATGAGCAGAGCAACAGTCAGAGATCTTACCTCCAGAACATCTCTTTGCTCTCGGTACATAATCTCCCCCCTCTCTAATGAATCGCACCCACTCCTCCACATCTCCACAGGCATCCTCGTAATACATCACGCATGAGCCTGTCACTCCTCCCCATTTAAAGGATCTGTAAGGTGCTATTATATTATAATCACTGTACCACTTGTATCTTGGATTTGCTTCTGTTCCTCCTGTTCTCACACTCCTACTCGCCCTTTTAAGGAACTCCCCGAAATACTCAGACTGCACTATGATGCTGATCTCCACGTCTCCGCTTGGATATTTGATCCGAAAGTCGCGGAATTGATCAGGTATCACTCTATCAGGATTCGCCCAATGGATTGCAATTGGATGATGTGATGGATCACTCTCCCTCCCTGCATACCTCCTCTCGTAATTGTCTCCATTAACCGGAAAAGCATCCATGATCAATTGCACATCTTTGGATGTCCTGATTTTATTGTCGGTGAGAGTTCCAAACCCCAACCCATTGCTGTGGTGATAGTAAATTGGATTCAATCTCTGGAGATCTTTTTCCGTTGTTGCATCCTCCAACTTTTGCAGGATGTCATATTTCCTATCCAGATCCTTTTGCTCTTTGATTCTCTGCTCTGATACTTTCATGCTTTCGGTGTTTTATAATTGTTTAACTGTTTCTTTGCTATCTCCAGACTCCTCATGATTTCCTCATACGTAGGCTGATCATCATCATTCTGATCAACCATGCACTCGCATTCATCCGGAACTATTTCATAGCTCACTGATCCACATTCTGTGCATACGTGCCTCTCTATTGTTGTTTGTGAGTCTGCCATGATTACTCTCCCTTTGTATTTGTGAATGTCATAACTAAGCAACCGTTTGGTGCTTTCCTCCCCATCTTCACCCTATACCCATCAACATCCCACGTAAATTCCGAAAAGAAATCAATGCCCTCCGGATCTTCTTTTTTGCACAGCGACCAGAGGAAGTTCTGCTGTTTAACTGACAACCATTTGATGCCCTCAAACGGTCTGCCATCGGAAGCATTCTGCCCCCATGTAGCCTGCCCTTTGAAACTTTTAATTAGATCTATTGCTTTCATGATTCGGTGTGTTTAGTGGTTTTTAGTAAGATTCTCACTCAATGAATTCACCAGATCCTCTTGATCACTCTCCAACATCACAAAATGGAAATTAGTCCGGAAGTCTAACTCATTGACCTCACTCAAATTATCCTCCAGATCAAACTCTCGTAGGAGACTTTTGAACTGCTCTACATTTTCATTCTCTATCAATACTGTACTTTCCATGATTCGGTGTGTTTGTTTAGTGACTTATTATTTAGAACAAATCTAATATGCAAAGCAATACGTGTCAAGCATTTCTCTCGTTATTTTTAGATTTATTTTAAGTATTGTTCTGGAGATACTCGTCAACCAACGCCACAACCTCATCCAATTCCCTGCATATTGCGGTCTTGTATCCTGCGTTTTGCGCCCTCTCCAGAAAAACAGTCTGGGTGGGTTGTACTCTCCCCTTTTTGGCTTTCAACTCTATCAATAAGCCATGATAGTCTCCAGATGGTTGCAGGATGATTATGTCAGAAACTCCTGCCAGAACCCCCATCTGTTTGCTTTTAGATCCATAAGCCATCCTCTGCCCTTTGGATCCGCTGATCCCTTCATTGCGCACATGGAAGCTGATCACTTTTGGGTATTGATACCGGATGTAACGCATGGAGGAGATCTGCAACCTCTCCTCCTCTGTTAGCCGTTTCCTCATTCCAACACCTCTATGTAAAATGGCTCATCCTCCTCCTGATGCCGGAACTCGATCACCCCCTCCTCCAATTTCCTCTTGCGGTATTTTCTCATTAGGTTTACTATCATCGCCCCGATCTTATGAAAGTGAGGGTTCTGCCTCTTGTCAGTCTCTATACTGATCACATTAGCATTCTTAGCCTTTAGAGTCGCTATCATTTCTATGGTCTTGTTTGTATATATCTACGTGAATCGTGCAAGTAAGCCATGCAAATAGAATCTTGTTGCCCCAATTATTTAAGCAAATATGTATAGATGGAATCAATACAATATGATCCCTGTCAATAAGTACTCCAAATTCTATCATGCTGCATCTGTTTTAAGCCTGCTAAGGATCTTGTTCTGTTTTTCCACCAGATACTCCCTGCACCTTCCAATCTGTTGCTCAAGGCTCTGCATTGCCGCCTCATCCCTCTCCACTTCGTAAACCTTCACACGCAACTCTGGAGGTATATCATTAAACCTCATGCTTGCGGTGATCTCATCCTCCAGATTCTGTGGTAGGTCAATATACCCTCCCTGCCAACTCACTCTCCTCTTTTCGTCATCGATCAACATTGCAGGAGTATCTACCAGACAGTAAACCAACTCTGCCTCGTCCAGATCCCATAACTGCATATAACCTTGCAACTGCCACCAATAGATGTCATTGTTCATCTCCTCCTCAAACATAGGAAACGTGGACAGATCCCAACTGCTTTTGATGTCTCTGATCTTGCCCTGTGCATTGTCACATTCCCCAATGATCAGGTCATTTTTTAATCGATCCTTGTTTTTCAGGAATAGCGTTCCGGTAACTTCTGAGTACAACGTGATCGCGCTCTCCTCAACCATGATGCCCTTATCCAGATACTTATTCCGGAGTTCCTGCTTTCTATTGAATACAACCTCCAGAAATATCTCATCCAGATACTTCTTTGTCGTAGTGGATAATTCTGGCTTTGCATTTTTCTTGTCAAGCAATGATCCCAGAGTGATTGTCTGTTTCTCTGTGATCTTGCCGGCTTTCTGTTTCTCCAGAAGTCCTGTCATTGTTTCCTTCTGTCTCTGGGTCAATGCAGGTTTAACGCCTGCCATTATCCTCCCCAATTGACTGCACCGGAATAACTGATTGCTGAAATCTACTGCTTTCATTGTTTGGTGTTTTAGGTTGTTTTCTGTTTACTTTTTCTTTGCACCCTTTTTAATCATCTTCACTCTATTATCCAGAGCCTCCCTGATCGCAGGATTCATGTCTGGCATCGAGTTCTCCAAGATCTCCACATCATCCATTGTATCACATTTCTCTATGTGAGAAAGTATGCGCCTCATCTCCTCCTCCTTATTCTCCTCCTCCAGATTCACGTCCGGAACATTGTCAGCATATTGGTATGATCCCTCCTCTGTCATCACAGCCTGATCAGCCAGAACTGATCTCTGCATCTCAATGGACATGATCCCCCACTTAGCTATCATGTTCTTTAGTACCGTTTTCTTTGCCATCGCATCGAATCCATCCTCGCCCTCTGCCCATACTCCTTGCCCTCTCTTGTAACTCTGGCTATACTTTTTCGCGTGTTTCTCAACCTTCGCCCTACTCCAGAAAACAGTCTTTTCAAAACTGTTGATCAACCGGAAGTAGCCAATGTAACCCACCACTTTGCCATCTCCCTCAATACTGAAATCCGCATCTATTTCCTCCGTTAATTCATTAAAGGAAACGAATTGATTTGCACTCACTTCTGTAACATTGATACGGCTGTATTGTCCTGTTCTCAAAGCCAACTGTACATATCCTTTCCAACCCATTTGGAACTGTGCATTGCCCTTGTATGGAACTATCCACGCGAATCCGAGATTCTGGTTGATAGGTAGATCTAACGCTGCTGCCGTTACGGCTGCATTCAATATCGTTTCGGGTTTCGCTTTCTGGAGGAGATTGGAATTGTTTACGGTCTGTAATACGGAGGAAATGAAGCCTTGTGATTTCTTACCAAGCAACTCTTCGAATCTCTTTTGCACTGTATTGTTCCCAAACAGTTGGATTGTTGTTTTTGGTGCTGATACTTGTGATACTTGTGTCATGTTATTGTGATTTTTGGTGTTTATTTATTTAGGTTTAATATACTAATTTTCAGTCGATTGGAGGTCGTAACGCCCCTGCAACTGCCTCAAAATGGCAGCTTGCTTCCAGTGTGATGGAACACTCCATTGCCATCCCATCCCAGATGTCTATCCAATAGCCATCCCCGAAATTGTGAACATCCTTCTGCAACAATCTGGCTATCTCCCCCAACTCCCTGCTGCTGCATTGAATCTTCATATCATCATCAATCCCTAAGTTGAATGTGCTGATGATCTTTTGCGATACCTCTCTCGCTTCTGGAGATAACTCAGATCGCCTGTTGGTGGTTATTTGTTTGAACTCTGGAAAATATGTAACTTCGTTTTTCATGTGTATGATTTTTAAGGTTGATCATGCAAGGTTTCAATGGGAGTGCTTCATGGTGTTTTGGCACTCCCATTTTTCTACCATTTCAGTGTTAGTCCCCTCTCCCTCAATACTTCGATGGCTGTTTGGTATATCGGAGTTCTATCCTCTCTCGCTTTCCTGATATTCTTAAAAGCATCGCATACCGTTGGGTAACTCATCTCCAACCTTTTTGCGATTATCTTCTTTGCATTATACGGCAAGGCTTTCTCCAGTTTCCGGATATTCGCCTCTGTAAATTTAGATCTCATTTTCATGTTAATTTGATTTTTAGTTTTTAATGAAATTCCTGTGAACGCACATATCCTGCATCAGCAATATCCTCCTTTGTCCATTCGTTAATGCAGACATAGCCGAACCTTGACCGGATCTTGTTGGTTGCTCTAATGTAGGTGTTGATTCCTCTTAGGTTGATGAAGTGCATCAATGCTGTCCCAGAATCCATCAGCATCCCTCCTGATGTTCCTATGATTGCTACTGCTTGCGCTCTTGTTAGTTCAACTGTCATCCCTCTCCTTTTCAGTTTTTCAACGTATTGTGATTCTGGTTATCACTTAACCGGATAAAATTCAATGCTTTCAGTTTTGTCTCAAAGCAATCATTTGCAACATTCCAGACATCTCTCCCCTCAATCACACTCATGAATGCAGAATAGTACTCGTACCTAACTTCATAGCATCCTCTCTTTTCAGATGTTATTGCCGCATTTCTGCGTGCATAATTATTGGGTGTCTTGGCTGTCATGATTCCTATTATTTATGGTTAGTCTAATTTATTTCCCTCAATGTCTGTTTCATCTTTCAAGTACCTCATATATTCATTCATCAATTGGTGTGGGGTTTTGTTCCCGTTTAGGTACTCGTTTCTACAATTGAACGTTTTTACCAACCCCCTTAAAAACTCGATACCTTCCAACCCTTCGTTGTAATCCTTAACTGTTTCTTTTGGTGCTTCCATTGCTTTGTGTTTTCGGTGTTTTTAGTTTGACTTTCTTAGAACAAATATAATATATCCATAGTTACCGCACAAGCATTCAGTGGATAAATATTGAATTTATTTTAATATCGCATCTAAGTTATTTAGTACATTGCACTCATGTCAGATGATCAGAAACAAATGGACAACGCCCTCTCCTTTCTATTGGGGTCAGGTGCTATTGGTATCGATGCAAAGCGATTCATATTGGATCAAACATCCATCAACTCCGCTATGCTTCAAACCAACCGTATCTTGCTATGCAGGATCTTGTCCAAGTTAGAGAAAGTATCTCCGGATCAATTATTGGAGGAGTCATCCGTAATGGATGAACTCAATCTTGTTGCCCTCATAGATGGGGCAGAAAAGTTCGCTTTTTAAACCGGATCACTTGTCCTGCGCGAATGGTCGCAAAGTGATCACTCCCTGCCATATATCCCAGACTGAAATATGTTCCGGTCTTAAACTTCAAACCAAGATCTACACCCACGTAGATCCCTTGAAAGGTTTGATCATACCCGATTGCTGCACCCGTTTGAAAGGATGCAATTAACTGGAATCTGTCCGGCTTATATATGTTCGTTACCTCACTTACCGGCTTCAATATCTTATACCGGAAATCCCTCGCTACAATAGTGTTCTGGTAGATCGTATCTCTGATCGTTGCCTCCAATAAGCTATCTCTCAATGTCTGCTCATAGATCACTGCATCATTCACAAAGTGATCCACTATTCGCACAGTGTCACTCTTGTCCAGAACAAAGGTGTCTGTGAGAAATCTCAATACGGTCTTTTCCTGCCACCTTACAACCTCTCTCTCTTTTATCTGATATATGGTGTCATGCGATGGAAGTTCTGCTCTTACAACTCTTGTTATGCTATCATAGATCAATTGTACATCAATCCTGTCGGGGGCATCGTGAGGGCGATTGCAACCCCGAGCAAGGATCAATGCGATCACTGTCGCTATCAACGCAGCAATCAGGATCATTTTTGCATCTATTCTCATGGTCGGTACAACTCGAAATGTGGAAGGTCATCAAAAGTCTGATCATGCAGGATGACTCCATCCTTGTCCCAATTTCCTCCCCACCGGATCAGATGCGAGATCTCTCCCATGTCGAACAACTCCCTTGCACAACTCTGGACAACTCCTGCGACATAGCAAAGAGATCCAATGTCATAAGCCAACTTCTTGCGCGTTTCATAATCTGGATGGTAGATGTAGATGTCAACCGCCTCACTCAACTCTCTCCAACCATTCCCCACTACATGCTTTGCCCTGCTCTTGTTCTTTTCCAATCTTGGATCTAACTTGCTCTTGCCCTGTTGGAAATAATCCAACTGTTGATCCCATGATCTTGCACCCTGCGACACACCAAAGTCCACAGATGATCTCTGTATGGCTAACTGCATGATGCTGATCAGATCCCTCTGGCAAGTGTCTATCCTTTCCTGTGATTTTTTTCCAAATATATGGCTCATGTTATTCTGGTATTTCTCGTTGTTCCCTCATCAACTCCTCCTCCTCCATCAATTCAAAGATCTCCTCATTCGTGATGTATTGGTTGCTTACAGGAGTATTCCGGTTCACCTCCAGAACATCTCTCACCAGAACAGTATCAACCGGAGATCCTCTCCCATCGTCATAGATGATAATCGCTTTTTGCTCTCGATCATACCCTCGTAGATCATTCCTGTCCTGTGCATTAACAGTCGTCAAGCTGCAACTTCCAAACAGCAGCGCGACCAGATACCCGATTGAGTTTCGCATTTAGTGTGTCAACTTTTGGTTGGTATTCCTTTGATGTTTTAATCGTTCCACTATTCACCCCATTATCATAGACAAGATCCGCAACATATCCCAGACCACCACCCACAACTGTCAAAACCGCCAAAATCTCCTTTAGGTTGGATTTTAGCCAAGTCATCACACTTTCAGCTTGAACCACGTAACAAAAGCACCGATCATCAATTGAATGCCTGCGATAACTCCAACGGCTTTCTGCTTGAATTGCTTATCCTTTTCAATGTATCGCGCATTGCAATCCACTTTGTGAACCAATCCTTTCTGGTTCATTTCCTTGTTACCTATCAATGCACTCTTGATCTCGGCTACATCTCTTTTAAGCTGATCCATTTCCTCCATGTTAACAGTTCCAAAGGTTAACAAATAGGGTTATACTGATTTCACATAAAACCGGACTGTGCAAACATAACTTACTGCTGTGTCATTATAGAAGTCTGTACTATCAGAAGCCTCAATATTGCTCTTTATCATCGACAGAACAGCATAGCTTGTAACGGTATTTGTTACATCGAATTCTGCTGCGATCAGATCCTCCACTTGTTTATCTATTCCGATCGTCCCGTTGTCGATGATATTGCCAAGAGTCGTGGCTTTATCACTATCCTCTACCGTTGCCTTCAATACACTCAACTCCCTCTCTCCACTATCATACTCCCAATCAGTGATCTCTGATGTTGAGGGTAATGTGTAATCATCCGGAACTCTGGATGCAGGAAGTTGAACTATTGTACCGTTGTGTACGTGTGCCATGATCTTTGATTTTTAGTCGTTTGTTTCTGATTTCTTTTGATTATACATGAAATACATCGATGCCCCTCCGATAGTAACGAATGTCGTGCCGGCTGCACTTGCTGCAAGTATTATGTCGGACTTCATCAAATAGGCAAAGATCAACACTTGCTCGGACATCAATAATGCAGAGACCACCACCACGAATGATGTCAACCTCGAGCTGCTGTCTTTGCCATTATGATCCTTGAAAAACTCCATTATCTCAAACTCATATTAAAGAGGTTGAACGAGTTTACAACAACGTTATTGCTGCCCGTATTATTGATAACATAGATTTCTAAATAGTCGTTTGTCGCAAGTTGCGCAAATATGTGTATTGCCGTACTGGCATACTCTGCATTATCGGCCGTTGACAATACTTTTGAGCCTGTTATCTTCGTCCCATTTTTTCTCATTTCCAACTCAATCTGTTGGTTGTTTCCTGCGGTTGATTTGAATGAGATTGTTGCTCCTGCATGAAAGGTCATGGTTTTAGTTCCTGTATAACGTAACCGCCCATCGCTTGGGCTATCCCAATCACCCATGCTGTTGCTACTTAATGTTGTGGTGTTATCAATCAGCGTCTTTGTTGAACTACTTCCTGTTATGGTTGTTTCCGTTTCGCTATAAATTTCACCCATCTGCACAGAGTGGTAGATGTTCTCCCAACCGGTGTTGGTTTCTGAGCCTGTGTGTTTAATATAAATATTGCCATTTGTCCCATCAATAGCAATGTCACCAATCGACCCAGATGTCGTTGTCCCTTCTGGATTCTCGTCCACTCTAAAGATCTGGACATCTCCTGCCGTATTTTCAACTGTAATTATTGGCGTGTCATTCGTGACGGCTGCATCAATGTGAAAGGTTGAACTTGGTGCTGTTGTTCCTATCCCTACTAGTTTTGCTGATGTCGTTAAGCTATCTGCTTCATAAGTCCACGTTCCCCCATTAGAGGTTGCCACATCAGTCCATTTAGAACCATCATAAAACACCACCACCTCGTTGGTCGTATCATACGCAAAACTGCCATTGTAAACACTTGTCAAGGTATCTAAATTAGTGTGGTCAGTTCGCACCATCACATCCCTGCCGAATATCTTTGTGTTGCCCTGTTCTCTATATCGGATATGTCCATCTTGTGCAGACACCTCCAGAACAGTCACCAACATCATTAAGCAAAATGTCAATTTTTTCATCCTTTCAATAGTATGTTAATTTCCACATTTGATTTGCTGACTCCGGAATTTATGATCACTTTATTTGTTTCATCATCCGGATCTCTCCTCCAACTCACTCCCAACTCCTCCCCATCACTATTCAGTACTTGCACTATTCTTGCTTTCTCTCCTGCATCGTGCGTTACTGACATATCAGTGTCAGCCACCAGAGTGACTGTCTCTGAGTATATCATTGGAAAAGCATCGATGAATGTTGAGAAATCTGACTGTGTAGGAACATCTCCAGTCTCAAACAGCGCCTTTATGCCTGCCCTTGTGAAAGTTAAACTCATGAGATCATGTCTTGGTTTGGCAACTGTCTATTGACTCCTGTTGCTCTGATTTTAAATCCTGTCCTCCGCTTATCAACATCAACACTGTCATAAGTCGTACTGTCAAACGTATAAGCCATATCACTAAAATACTTGTATAGCGATCTTTTTAATGCTGCCTTTTCATTCTGCCAGTAGCTAAGGTAGGCATCTAACTTCACACCGGAAACTTGTTGCGCTGATTCATTTTGAATCTCCTGCAAACCCTGATGACTGACATTAATGCCAGAATTGACAGCATAAGCGCAATATACGTCATGCGATAGATACGGTCTCACATATCCCTCCAATAATGTCCCCAACTCTACCTCTTCCCAATTTGTAGTATTGGTTGTAGATGGTTTCTCATTTGTGTTTGTCGTCAATGACTTCCAAACCTTCACCACTCCATACTCGCTGAATAGCACCTGATCATCTGCCACATAAGCATTATTCTTACTCCAATCAATCAACTCCAGATCCGCAAGATCCTCCAGATCAGAAAACAGATCCGCATCAAATACGGATTGCAATTTCCGTATCGCCTTGCCTATATATGGAAGCAGCTTGTCATCGATCACATTCTTATTGATCGGAACTACTGACTGAATGATGTATTCCTTTGTTATCATAGGTCGCCTTGCTCTGGGTTACTCTCCGGTTCATCCCTCTCTGGTAGATCCACTATTCCTCTGATCTCTGTATCAGTCATTCTCTCCAGAACCTTCGTGGCTACCAATGGAGATATTGTTCCTAATGCTTCTGCAACTTGATTGGCTGATGACTCCAAAGGCTCTAAGCCTGCCAGATCCCGTTTCTCTGGTAATGTCATTACATCCTGCACCCAATCAGGCAACTCATCCAATAACTCCAGAGGCTCAATCGTCCAATCCACATCCGGAAACACAATGGATAAGCCTCGCTCTATCAGCCTTTGTTTTTTGCCAATGGTCTTTTGATACATCCGCAAAATGTTCTTAACCTCTTGCACATTCCCTAACTGCCCCTGCTTGGCAAAGCCGGGCACTAATACCTCCGGAACTTCCATGCCTCTGCACACTCTCCTCCCAACTCTATCAGCCGCCTCTGTCGTAGAGTTCAGGATTTTTTCTTGGCTGAATGTGTCAAGTTGTGGCTTCTGATCCGCACTCGCAACTTCCATGTGCATTATAGGCGCAGCATTCTCTCCCGTAAACCTCGACATCTCTTTGTCGAAAGCATCCTGCTCTGTCAATCCACTCTCATCCTCCTCCTGATCATCCATTTTGCCAATGGTCGTCAGGATTGCATCTGGACGAAATCCCTTTTTCACATTCCTCCAATCCATCTTGCCCAAAGCTGCATCAGCCTCAACCTCCTCCATCGCTGCCCATGATACCGGTATAGGGTATTCCTTTTGCCCTGATCTCTTGTTGTAGATGTAAACAATATCCCCTATTTGCTCACCATGTAAAGCAATCTGGCGATCTACTCTGGAGAGTCTGGATGATGGAGTCTCATTTGGATTAAATTGGAAGTACGTTATTCTGTCTGCCTTTTTATCCTTTTGCTCGACCAACTTCGCATTGTAGTAATATGTGCCATCGTCATTTTTCCTGACAAGTTCAAACGGTATCACATAGATGTTTGCAGGCTCTCCGACATTGTTGTACTTCACCACCAATGAGTATGCCTCAAATATTGACACCACATCAGCAACCTCCATGATCAAGTCGTCTGCTGTTTGCTTTGGGTTGATCATTAGATCAGCAATCGCCTGATCAGATAACCCATTCCCCTCGATGAATTCAGACTTTCTCGCTCGGCATGATGTAGCGGTAACACTCGCCTCAATCGCTTTTAACAACTGATTTGGCAGGAAATTATCCTTGCCATAATCATATCGCCTCTGGCTCTTGTTATGTGAAACGGCTGCGGCTCTGTTCCACTTTGGAAGAAATGACTTCGCAACCCTCCCTTTTTTATCGCTATTTGAGGGCATTTTAGCCATCTGGATTTAGTCCTCTATTCCTTCTGCCAAAGCAACATAATCAGCCTTGCGATCTGCACCAGAATGATCAACGCCTGCCTCGTCAAGTATTACCTTCAACTCTGCAATGGTATTCTTTGCATAACCTCCATCAATCGATGCTGATTTAGCACCCATTCCTTTGCGGATCTTCTCTGCTTCCGCTTTGGTCACGATCAAATTGCCATACGTTCCCCTCCTCAACATGAACTCTGCCTGTTGATCAGTCAATTCATCTGCTGTCACAACCCATCTCCGGAGAGGAATGCTCACTCTTGCATCCTCATGCTCTGGGTTGAACCGATATTTGCTGCTTGGTGGTGTTGGAACTGCTTTTGCCATGATAAAATTATTTTGTTTAAATCTCGTTAACTCAATATACGCCAATAGTTGCTCGTTTTCACAAGTTGGGCACAAGTTAGAACGAAAAACCTCCCCATGCAATTGTATGAGGAGGTTTCTATCTGTTTGTTTATTTCTAAACCCGTACCGTAATGCCTTTAGAATCTCCCCTCGTAGATTCTTAGACAACCTGTGCGTCCAATGCAGCGATGTTTACCGCTAAAGTTGATCCCTCATCATAAACAAGATTCCAATTGTCAAATTGCCCTGTGAATGTCAGCTTTGCACTTGTGTCATCATTAAGCAAAATGCCATCATTTTTCTCTCCAGAGGACACCATCAACCCATAGTTATCGAACTGTGAATTGTCGCCTTTGTTGATTCCAAAGACTTCAATCTGTCCGTGATTCCCTTCCGCAACTATGAATACATCCTCTGCATCAATCAGTTGTTCCAGACTCAATCTCTCTACTGCACTTCTTGCAAACAGCACAGCATTGAAGTTCTGCACTCTCATGGAGACATTCTCTCCAACCTCCAGACTATGTGCTGCACCATGCTTCAACCTCTTACCTGTGATTGTTTTCAGACCCTTAGTGGCTGCGAAAGTAAATGCCGTTACCTCTTGCTCTGTTCCGAAGGTCACACTATCCAACTCGCTGATGTTTCCTATCCAGAAACGTTTGTCGAATCCTCCTTTCTTTTTAAGAGCATCACAACTTGGTGTTGTTGTCGTAAGTGTACTCGCACAACTCATTAGCTTTTGTTTTAGATGTTATAAAATATGGAGGAGGGTTGAACCTCCTCCGATCAATTCTGTCTTAGCTTACGTCCTCTGGTCGAAGCATAACGATCTCGCCATAGTATCCTGCTTTGATGTCAGATTTCATGGCTGCTTTGATCCGGATCTTATCCTCATTCGTCTTGTCTCTCATATCCAAGATTCTAAGCATGGAATCCTCTCCCAATACATCAACACCTAAGAATACGTTTGCAGGGTCCCAAACAGCAATATTGTTCGGTGTCCAGTGGTTCATCTCCTCCAGAGCATTTCCTAAGAAATCCAATGTGCGATCTCCAACATAATAAGCACCAGATCCAGTTGCAGGCGCGGCTGTTGCCAACTTGTATGCCCATGATACGTGCTGTGGTACTAAGATCTTCGCCATCGGTCTCACTGCCTCCGGAATCTGTCGATAGACATTGCTCATGTGTGTTATCACATTCCCCTCATTAATGAACTGCGCAAACCCTTCTGTTGCAGGAGTCGCCCCTGTGATCTCCACTCCCAGAGAGAATGTAGTTGAACTCAACACGCTGATCTGGAATGATTGCCCCTCAATAGTTGCACCATCGTACTGCTGATTCCCATCAGTACCTACAAGTGTCACAAAATCTCCATCGTTGAGATCTGATGTGCTGCCTACTGTTACAACGCCCGGATCTGCTGTCGTTATTCCAGAGATTGTCTGCTCTCCATAATTGGCAGATAACAGATTGGATGCAGATGCTGCCTCAATGTTTGCTAAAATACCGGCATAACTCGCGGTGAAAGTAGCCTCACTTGTGCCTGCTTTTCCAAGCGTATAAAGTTTGCTGTTCGCAATACCCAACTTAGTAGCAATAGCATTCTCAATCCACTCCATGAAATCCGCAGGCGGCTCTCCATCATTCAATGATCCTGCCCTCAACTCGGCTGCCTCCCAAGTAGTGTACAACGCATTCAGATCCAAGTCTTTGTGAAATTCATATTTCACCAGATCCAGAACAGTCTCATCCATGCCAAGATCTCCAGTTGCACCGGAAAAGTCTGCACTTGGATCAGCTAGCTCAACATCAATGTCAAGTTTACGTACCACTCTTTTCTTTTTCACATTGTCCAGAACTGTTACCAATCCTCGCTCTGCAAGTCCGTTTTTCGGGAGTAACGCATCGGAAATGATTCCTGCAAGTTTATCCCCTGCATACGTGTTACTTACTAAGTTGATGTCTGCTAATGCCATTACGTTCTTTTTTTATCGTTTATATTCTTGGTTTATCAATCTTGTTTTGCTCTGTTTGCAACCGCTTGCGCAACTGTCGCAGGCTTCTTGTTCTGTGTTGTCTTAACAGGAGTAGCTGTCCCTTTATCCGCAGGAACTAAGTTTTTAAACTCTGCCAAAGTATCGACCAAGTTAGCCAAGTTCTCTGCCAATTCAGTGATGTGATCATTCTGCTCTGTTATCTTGCTCTCCAATGAACTCTCCAGAGCATCGATCTTCGCATTCACCGCTTCCCCATCATCAACCGGCTCTGCAACCTCTATCCCTGTGATAAATCCATCAGCAACAGAGATCTTGCGACCATCAGCCAATGTGTAATCTCCATCCGCAACCGGACTCTCCATCCCTTCATCAGTAAATACTGCTGTCCCTTCACTGATCTCTGTACCATCAAAATGGATAGCATCACCTCCATCAACCTCCACACTCATATTTGTAGGCTCTGGAGATCCTTCCCCCTCGCTTTTGTTTATGAGTTTTTCAATTGATCCTGTTAGGTTCTTTAATGCGTCTGCGATCTTCATATCGTTATTGCTTTGATTTTTGTTTTTTAATACCAATGCTGCCATTCGATTATTGAATGTAACTGCTCTTTTGTTTTCGGACTTCAATCCTGCCTCCTCTAATTTGCCTGTTGCAAATCCCAGATTCATACACTGATCCACACTTAAATTAGTAGATCCCTCCATTAGTAACGACACCTCTCCTCTGTTATCTTCACCAATAACGCTCATATAAAGGTCAAGCAATTTAGCTTCCTCCTTTTTGATCTCATTAGCGAAGTCTTGTAGATCGTCCCCCGTTAACATCCAAGGCAATCCCATTGCATCAATCCATACTGGATGAATCAGAAAGTCGGAATTTTCCGCAATCAATCTCTCATCGCCTGCTAAGAAAACGACAACGGCAGAACTGTTGACCTTGTATCCTTTAGTGATGACCTTCTTGCCACAATTTTTCAGCATGTCATAGATGATCCTCGCCTCACTTGTGCTGCCTCCATCACTTCGTATGTCCACAATTATCTCTGTGGCATCCTTGTTCTCATTGAGGAAATCGGAAAGTGTGGTTGCACTGAATACTGGCTGCGCCTCGTCAAACATCTCCGCGAAAATGTCGAACTGTGCAATATCTCTATCCAATACGATCACCGGACTCTCCATGCACCAAAACTAAGTATGTTGTACTATATTTGCTTAAACTTCATTCCCATTGTGCGCCCACAAATGCCTGAAAAGGACAAAAATAAGGTTAGGAATTGGTCAGAAATAAAAGTACGTGTTGACCCAGACACCAGAGAGCAATTCCAGAAATCACTCAAAGATACAGGCGAGAGTCAAAGTCATGCAATGCGCAGGATGATCAGAAACTACTCAAAGGATTCCCACTCCACAAAGTAGCCGATTTCATCTTCACCCCATGCGAACCACTCAACGGTTGATTCCATATCACAACCGAAATACATGGCTTCGGCTGCATTATAAGCATCCCGTTCCTCCTCCGTTTCAAAGTGTAATTTTTTAGTAATAGCCATAGTAAGCATTCATTTCTGCCTCAATATAGGCTTGTTGTTCTGTTCCGGTATTGATATAAAGTATCATGTCTCCAATGTTGCTACCAACATCACACCACTCAAAGATCTCCGGAATTGCACTGATCCATTGAATATGTCCCGACCAATCGATGTCTTTTATAGTGACAATACACTCATTGTTCAGTGTTGCCGTACCCATTGCCCCTGCCTGTTCTGGAGAGATCTCTGATCCATTGACCTTTGTTGTGGGAGTTCCGGAACTTGTTGAGGTCGCCAGTGTCGATGTCTCATTGTCATCACTCATTCCAATACGTGGGTTTGCATCTTTGGAAACTACGTAATAGTACCTCCCTGCATGTGCCCCTCCCAATGGCTTGTAGCTTGCGTAAACTGTCCCTGCCTCGCCCTGTGCGAACGCATAGAACCTCATTGCCTGTGTGGTACTGACTATCTCTCCAACCGGATTGCCATTTGAGTCTGTTATCAACGTTCCTGCACTGACTAATTTAGGTTGATATGCGGCTGTTGTCTGGAAGTCATCATGCCCTAATGCTGCCTGATCATATCTACGTGTTACCAGACCATCATTTGCCCCTGTCCATGTCGTTAGTGTTCCATCGGTTATCTCGGCTGCTGTGAAATCAGCCGTTGCGTTGTCCGAACTCCTCCGGATATTCACAATAGGCAATGCTGCATAAGCCGTTGTAAGTAATCGGAAACTTGTCGCTTTGTTCGGTTCATTTATCAGACCATCCAGAAGATAGCCTGTTACCGTTGCTGATACGCCTGCTATTGAATAGCCTGTTGCTGTTGCTTCATTTGCGCCTCCATGTACGGTCACAGAACCAACCGCACCAACTGTCCAAACATAGGTATTTGATGCTTGTGTTATTAACTGATAACCATCCGGAACAGGCAACCAAAAGCGATAACTCGTAGGTGTTCCGGAACTTGTGATTGTAATGGTAACGGAATCACCAAAGTTTGGTGTGGTGTCAGACAAACCAACAGAAACAATTAACCCTCCTGCGCCACAAAGATCAGCTTCAAATGCGAATCCATCTGCCGCCTGCTTATAATCTACATTGGTCACCGTAGATCCATCGGACTGCTTAACCTTCATAAAAGGTAAAGTGTGTGTACCTCCAGATGCTACCGTTTCAGAATAATCTGCTGCCTGATTCTCGACTGTCGCATCCGCAGGAGTCGGACAAATATCAGCTTCAAATGCAAACCCATCAATTGCCTGTTTGTAATCTACGTTGTTTACCGTTGACCCATCTGATTGCTTGACCTTCATGAAAGGCAGCGTATGTGTGCCTCCTGCGGCTACTGTCTCAGAGTAATCTGCTGCTTGGTTTTCCACCGTAGCATCTCCTGCTGATACGGTACACTGCGTTGCTGTTATATCAACTGTTGTCTGTGCTGCTAAGGTTACATCAATTGATGGTCGTGACTCCAGTGTTATTGTAATGCTCGACATGATCAGAAGCCTGCGTATTTCACCTCCTCCACATTAAACAAATGGACTTTGCCCATAGGCTTGTAGCCATCTACAAAATCGGCATCAGTCAGTTTCACTTGCCACACCAAATAAACTTTGCCCTTTGTCCATACCTTGCTGTGCTTTTCCTGTACCTCAAAACTGAACACCCCATCTCCTGCCTCTGTCGTGACTTCATCCCAATCTGATGGCGATGTTTTCCGGAACTTCAATAGTACATTTCCTCTCTCATCCTCCAGAATATACCTCACATCCTCTATGCTTGCGTGTGGTATTGCTACATCATTCACATCATTATGCGTGACTGTTACTAATTCTGATTGCCCTGTGTAGATCGTTGTTGCCATTATATTTCGGATGTTACTTGCACTTTTTGTTTCCTCGCTGATACTCTCTCAATCTCCCCAACACTCACTTGTGGAGGAGGCATCTGCCTCACAGCCTCTCCCATTGCATCAGTAATATCTCTCCTCGTTAATCCCATCCCAGAGGAATGTTGTCTTGCTGTAAAGGTACTGTTCTGGTTTAGAACCCCCCCTGCGGCAAAGTGTCCCGTACTCTCTGAACTCAATAAACTGCGCCCACCACCCAACACATTCAGATCGCTTGCCGCCCTCCTCAGTCTTGGATTCTGGTACACGCCCTTTGTTAGCACTATCTCATTGTGTTCTGCCTCATATCCTCCTCTCCCATTGACAGAAATAGGTATGCCTCCCTGTCCATGTGTCCGACCTTTCAACACACCACCCTTTGCAAATTTCTGCTTACTCATCTGTGCTACCTGAGCAAATCCAAACGCCATCGCTGCGGCTGCTGCAATCGGTCCTAATGCCACACCAACAATAGGTACTGCTGATCCTGCGCTGTACGCTGAAATAGCCGCTTGCAATGTCTGGACAATAGCCATAGCTATCTCCATTTGGTGAGCCTCCTTTCTGGCTTTCTTTGTTATCTGGGCGTTCTCCTCCTCTGTTTTTCCTGCTGCTTTCGCTTGTTCTGTCATACGGGCGATGTTGTCATCCATCATCCCTTTGATCCCTCCAAGTATATCTCCAACCAAATTCCCCGATGCCTGTAACGCAGCCATCTGTTCCGCTTTGACCTCTCCTGTGTGTTCAATCAGCGCATCTGTTTTCTCTCTATCCAACGCCACCAACTCGGCATCTGCCACCTCCTTCTGCAACAGCATCTCCCTCTGGAATTCCTCATCAATAACGCCTAACGCATCCTTGTTGGATTGATACTGCATCGCCTCCAGATCCAATAACTGCGCCCTTGCCTCTAATCTGCTTCGCTCTATCTCCGCTAATGTCAGAGTTCTTACCTCCTCATCCTCGATATTCTGGATGGCTTTCTGCTGCGCCAATTCTGCCTCCTCGTCATAGAATTTTAGCTTCTCATCAATCCTCGCCTTTCTCTCATCTCGGTCTATTTCTATCAGCTTCTTGCTTAGAAACGCATTCACCTTTTCCTCATCCACTCCACTCTCTCTCCAGATCTTCGCCTTTTTTATCGCTTTCGCTTTCTCTCTCTCTATCTCCTCCAGACTCTCCAACCGGAACTCCTCCCTGCGTTTTTTCCGTTCCTTTTCCAATTTCTCCTCTGCCTTTCTCTCCTTTTCCGTTGCTTTCAGTTTCTCGTCTTGGATCTTTTTGTGTTTGGCGTGTTCCTGTTGCCGGATAGTATTTAGCTTATTATTCAAGGTTGTCTGCATCTCCAGACTCTCCATCTTTATGTCTGCCAACACCTTCTCTGCCTCTGCCTGCTTGTCCAGATCCTCTCTCAGTCTTTCGCCTTGCTCATTCTGCTTTGTAATAATATCAACCCGTTCCTGTGCGAGTCGAATGGATTCTGCCATCAGCCTTTTTTCTATGTCAATCGCTGACTGTGCCGCCTCCTCTCTCTCTTTTAATGACTTCGTAGTGTCCTCTGCGATCAGATTCAGCCGTTTGATCTCTGCTCTGGAATTGGCTCTCTCAACAGTCAACGCTCTCTCTGCATCTGTCAATTTCTGCATTTGTTTCTCTAGATCCGCAGCCGCTTTCGTTTCCTTCACTATCTCCTCTGTCACTCCACTCACTGCACTCTTTGCCTGTTCTGCTGCACCTTCAAAGTCTCCCCCGAATACTTTAACCAATGCCTCTCCCAACATACTCAACCGATCAACCAGAACAGACACCGTTGCCCTGATCCCTGCCAATGCCTGATCCATCAATTCAACACCTCGCTTTGTCTGTGTGAAAAAGGAAACCAAACTGCCCAATGCAACAATAAGTAACCCGATCCCCGTTGATGCCAATGCTATCTTGAAAATTCGCATAGCCTTTGTCCCTACGCCTGTCGCCACATTGCTCGCCTTCTGCGCGACAACCATCTTTTGCAGGATTTCTTTTTGCGTTTTCAATTGCTTGACCAACCCTCCAACATTCACGCCCATTACATTAACCGATCCAAGAGCATTCTCAATCGCCTCCTGATAGTTCCCCACATTCCTCCGGTTATCTCCCACCGCACTCTCATTCTCTTTTAGCTTATCGGTCAGAGATTTCATGGTGCTACCCATTTTCTTGCCCTCTGCACTGTTTTCTCTCTGCTCTTTGGACAAACCGTTGTACTGCTTCGTTAGGACTGAAAGCCTCGCCCTTAGCTGCTCATTAGAACCCTTCGTTGCATCTATTATCCGCTTGTTGTCTGCAAAGCTTTTGGATGATTCCCGTAGATTTTTAGACACCTCTTTTTGTTGGAGAGTGATCTTTGCCTGCTCTGCTCTATATTCCTCCATCGTCAACTCTCCCTCCTTTAATTGGGTATTGAGTTGCTTCTGCTCTCCTTTCAACTTATCTGCTTCGCTACGGTATTCAGCCATTGAATCCGTTGCTTTGTCCATTGCATCCTTAGCCGCCAGAATGTCCTCCGCTTTGATGTCAATATCAATTACGACCTTTTTCTCCTCTCCTGCCATTACGGTAATTTAATTAATTCAACCATCGTGCTATCTACTTCATCCACTTTATATTGCTCGACAAAGGAGATATAAAAATAGCAACCAAAATGATCAACCCAGATAGGCTGCGTAAAATCCAACTGGTTCACATCCGATGGAGATAACCTCATCAAACAGGAAACTTGTTGCGGTGATTGGATGATCGCCTCCAACACACTCCAACTCCTATCCACAGCCTCCTCCCACTCCAACTCCGTAAAGGTTACTCTACTCGCCTGTGTGACCGTAGATCCTCCTATCAATTGAATAGTTCCAACTGCTGCACCATCAATCACATCATGCATTGCAATTCGTGGTGATGGATCATTCGTTGTCTCGCTATCAATATGGATCACATCTCCAGAGGTTGAAATATTCAAGACAACCCCTCCGATCGTAAACTCCGTATCACTTATGATCTCATCAATCGTCACCCCTTTCTTGCCATCCAATAGAACCCCATCCTGCGTTGTGGCGTGTGATAATCCTCTAAAGATCACAGGATCTCCGGAACTCATTTTTGTGGTGGAGGAAACTACCGCATACATGATCCCCAGATTCAATGTCATTGTCATTGTATGTGTCCTCCTATTCGCTGAGTCTGATACATGGATGAACATAAGATTTGGATTCTCAGCAACAGATTTGCTTGCTGAAAATGGCGCAACATACATCACCTTTGCACCCTTTGGTGCTACATCCTTCACTATTGTATGTTCCGCATAAGTTGTGTCGTTTTTCAATCCTTCATCATCCTCATTATTATCATAAGTGATCACGTTCTCCAATGAGTAATCTCCGTAATTTGGGGTGAATGTTGGATCTTCTGTCAGATCAATTTTACCACTCCAATCTATTGGAGGGTTTGTTGGAACGTCATCAAAGTAATGTAAGGTCAATGTGCCTGCCTGCTTATCCGTTACCATCAATAAGCTAAAGAGATTTACTATGTACTTCAAGTAATCACTCTGCAACATATCTGGAAGATTCGCTGCCATATCCAACGGATTCAAATCATAGTATTGCTCATTTACCTCATTCCAGAAAACTCCACTGTGCATTTGTACAGTATAGCCTGCATCATATACATCATTGCCAAGCAATACCTCTATGTAGTTTGATGATGCAGGAATGTCCCCCTGTTCCACATAGATGTCGATGGAGAAATAGCCATCAGCATCTCCATTATCCTCATGGATATACTCTCCGGTTGTCTCTGGAGGTACAGTTGCCGTAACTCCTTTTATCTTAATGGATAGAGTTGTATTTGCCCCCCATCCAGACACAGTAAAATTGCATGAGAATCTCAGTGTCTGGTTAATTATCTCGGTAGGTTGATAGAACGCATTTGGTGTGAATGATCCCCAGACACCATCCGTAAAATAGCCAGAGTTATCATAATACCCTGCCGTTGTTGTGTCAAACCCTGCTGCATTGATTGATGCTGTGGATGGAAATGGTAGAGATAATGTCTCCGCAATCATATTCGCGAAAAATTGGTTATCTATCACATACCCCTCTGCCACCCGTAGGAAACTACGTGAAAATGGTATGATCATCCTTTTCAATGTGGCATCATCCAGAATATCTCCCTGCAACGTATATCCTGCATCCTCCACTATTTGAATCAATACCCTCCGAGCAAATACCGCAGGAAACAGAAACCAATACGGCACATCGCCCGTAACTCCCCTCAATAGATTGTAATCAATATCCGGATAAACATAATCCGATGTATAGTCATTGAATCTATTCGCCTCCACGTTGGCTAAGTTCACAATATGATCCAAGTCAGAGAGGTCAAGATCTGACAACTGTTTGTCCCTGATGTCATCAATAAATTCACTGTTCTGTGCCTTGACGACAATAGACAACTCTTTGTTTGTACAAGTCTGTAATTGTGCAAACCCATAGACAACCACTATGCCATCCTGTTTGATCCAACAGACCAACCTCTCCCATCGCCTTTCATCAATCATATTCAATTGAGTTGGCAATCCGAAGATGTTTCTATTGATCGTTGTGCTTGGTAGGCTGAATGTGTTTGAGTAAACACCCTGCCTGCTTTGTATATCTGTCAACCGATTAACAGCATAAGATAGTGCCACAGTCTCCGTACCACGTAACTCGCATTCCGTATAATCTATGAATAGCTGTGTGTTCGGCATCCTTACTGCGTTTGGATCACATCCTCCACAGCATACCGGAATTCAAACTCGTATCTTGCAAATGGTAATCTGCTCTTTGGTTTTCGGAACGTATTTGGGTCAATAATGATCGGCACAAATACATTCCCCCCCTGCATCAAATACACTTGCACCGACTTGAATAGGTCAGCAATAAAATCAGAATGTGTCCTGTTGATATTTCCTGTTGATTGCATCACTCCCTGATGAACTCCATCTCTGCTCTGCCATCTCTTTTCACCATCCCCATTAATAAACGAGATCCCACTGCCTCCATCTTGGAATGCCTGTTGTTTGCCAAAAAAGGTATAACTCTCCCAACCTCCGGAGGGGTCTATCCAGACAAGTGTTCCCGAGTTGCAAAAATCTATCACATAAGGATCTGCCACAAACTCCTGCACATTGATCGTAATGATCCCCGTATCAACCAATGTTCCTGTGTTAAATAGATATTTCTTAACCCCAAATGTAAACGTGCCACTTGTTCCTTCTGGAGGTAGGAAGTCAAATGTAGGGTAGTATTTATCAGGAAATAACAAACCCAATGCGTGCTTGTTGAACCATGCCGGAAGTGTTCCTGTATATTCGTAATGATGTGTCAGATCGAATTCCTCCAACTCATCTGGAATGAATCCCATCTCAAACACCTTGTAAAATCTGTTTAAACTCATCCCACTGTAAATGTCGTTCCTATTGCATCAAACCCTAATCCGCCCGGACTGCCATCTCCATTGATACCAAGTACATTAAAGATATGCTCTCCATGCTGTGTGGTATCTTGCCATATCATCGAATAAACACAAACCCCATCAACAAAATGAATCGGCTCTCTGGCATTCAAAACCTTGTGATAGTCATCATAGCTCTGTAACGCTACCTGATCAAATGTCCCATTCAATCCATACCTATCTGTCTGCGGCAATGGTGATCCTGTGATAGGGTCTTCTGCCACCAACCGGAAAGGCACAGACATCGTAAAGTCGTGACCTATTCTGGGTGGTTGTATCTCTTTGAACATTGATCGCAAATAGCCGGAGACGTCCATCTCAATCTCCCCATCCATGTTCGGCACTCCAGTGAAGTCAGCTATTTTTCGCCAAGGGTGATCCACATATCCCTCATGTGTGGACTGATACCCTGCCCAGAGTTCGGCACTCATGGTCGTTATCTGTCGTACCGTTCCACTATCTGTGCCTATGTAGGATCTGTTCAACACTATCACGTTTGTATCTGTGGATTCTATCACCCAATTGCCTGCATATATTCCACTTGGTATATATACTTGCGATCCTGCTTGGAATAATACCCATGCCAATCCGACCACCACCTCTGCCTGTCCAGTGCCATCATCATTCACAACAGCAAATGCCCAAGAGGTAAAGGTGTACCGGTAGATCACCGGTCTGTGTATGCTATTCCATAAATTCGGATCTATTAATGCCATATCATTATTGTACTGCTAATCCAGATGTTTCAAAGATGTCCATTATTTGTGAAGATATTAGCATCTGCACAGAGTCTCCAAGTTCATCCACTAATCCATCAATGTCATCCTCTCCCATCGCATCCTCCAACAGACCGGAATTGCTACCACCGTATGTCTGATATATGGTCGTCCCTTTCTTTGCTATTTTTCTCGCAATCAGGAATGCCAGACTATCAATCGGTAACTCACTCTGGATGCCTTTCTCCTCAATCCATGATCGTATTGCACTTATTGGTGGTGCTTTACCATTTTTGCGCCCATATAACAGATAGTAGATGTAGTGGTTTGCAAGTATCTGGAATCCCGTACTTGTCATCTTTATCTCAAAACTATCAGCCAGATTCCCAGAGGAATTCACTGCGCCATGCTTTGTCACAGGCTTTGACCTAACCGCCTCCTGCATCTTCGCCATCATCTTTTCAGCAAAGGATCTTAACACCATTTCCTCGCTTGGTGTCAGCATCCGTTGATAGTTATGATCCGTAACTGCAAAGCATATCCAGAGACTCCCTCCAATATGTTATATTGTGGTTCTTCTGTAATATCATCGAATTGTATTGCTGTATCATATACATCCTCCAGACTTTCAAGGAATGCGCCACAAAGCACATCCATCTCCGCGATGATCTCCTCTCTCTCCTCCACATCATTATCCCCACTGTCTTGCTTCACAAATGCAATCAATAAATCACTTGTCCTATGATGAATGTTATTTTTTGCCCTTTTCCTTTTGAATGGGTAAAGATGAATGCGTGGGTATGCTTTCTCCGGAGTATTCGCTGCATCTGAATTCCTCCCATGAATAAATGATCCTGTTGGGTTAACGGTCTCAGCCGTTGTCCTTATCATGTTTATGATTTCTTGAAAGGTCATTTTTTGCTCTGATCCTTAGCCTCGTTTGCTTTTCTTATCACTTGGTTGTACCAACTGACAACCCTTTTCAAATGGTACTCTTTAAATTCCAGAGGATGATAGTCTGGGCATACATCTCCCAACTCAACCTCCCCCTCACTCACCTCTCTCTCTCCATATTTAGCAAGTAGGTTATCAAAACCATCCAACAAATGTATGTAAGTTCCATCCTCTTTGTGAAAAATAGTGCGCCCTAAAGAGGTCAAATTGCTGTAATGCGTATTGATCACTTTGCCTGTATGCCAATTCCTCATCCGGACATTCCCTCCCCTCTGGATTTTAGTGATAGGTATATGGATGTCACCATAGCCTTTCACTCTGTACAATGGTCTGATGTCCAGAACATCCGAGATCTTTAGGTTGCCTGTCCATTTCCGGATCACTCTCCCTCCTTTATTTATCACTGTATCAATTATGTCTCTCATGTTTCCTCATTTTTATTTGTGAACTCCTCATAGTCTTGTAATCTCTCCCCATACTCTCGCAACTCTTTATCTAATTGCTGCTTTCTATATATGGAGATTGCAGGTAATTGCAGCATAGCATCATACTTCAATGGATCGCCTTTGCTCAATGTGTCTAAGGTAGCAAACCATCCAAAGTTTTGTATGCGATCTATTCCTGCCGCTATCTCATTATCGTCCGGCTCATCCCCCAAACTCCGGAAATCCTCAGACCACTTCACGAATTGTGCAAAAAAGTGATCCGCATATCCTCTTGCCAACATCAACTCCATCTCCTCCAGATCCTCATCTGTATAAATCAATACAATGCCCCGTAATGCCTCCAAATCTACGCCTCCCTGTTTAGATACCTTTTTGAACTCATCCTGCGCATGGATCAATTTCTCCCACGTTTCCTGCCCTATGTCTATCTGTTTGATGTTGTCCGGAATCCTTTCAATGGATAACGGGTCTTTGTAGAATGATGCTAAGCCGATCAGTAGATTGTAATGCTCTGGAATCATCCTGCTGATGACATCCTTTGAGATACCCGTTAGCACCTCTAAAAATTCGAGATCCTCCGATCCCTCCGCAGCAATTACCTTTTCAATCTCTATGTAAGTGATCCAATTAAGATCGCCCCATGAATTTGGTATCGCGATCTCCTCTGACTTGCCCCCAATGTCCAGAGTGAAATGAAACATCAAACCAAATGTAGCAATTTAGCCGTAGGTTCTGATCCTTTTTCGTCCAGAATATTTGAGCCTTTTTAGCGTTTCAAAGTATCGGATTCCATCGATGCAATGATTGTACGCATCAATCGGCTGCCCTGTTGGTTTTCCATATTTGTCTGTGTCTTCACAATAGTTCCTCAACTCCTCAATGAAATTGATGCTATTTTTCGTCACCATGAACTCCTCCTCCTGTAACAACTTCACGCCATACATCACTGATCCCTGCCCTTTTTTGCAGGGTTGTATATTATAACCGAAGTTCTTGTTCAGATCATCGATCAACCGTTGATCAGAACTATCCGCAACCCCCAACGCTGCCTTGCTTACGTTCCCTCTTTTCAATCTCTCCACTATATCCTTTGCCCCCAATCCTGTCTCGTAACAAATCTCATCGTATAGGTGCTTACCATTCCACTTGTAAACCATTGTGATTGTCGTAGGATCTTTGACATATCCAAAATCCATCCCATATCCCAACAGCTTTGCCTCCTCTGGAATCTTATCGATCTGCTTCCAATTCGTAAACAGCAACCCATCAATCTCTCCAACTATACCCAGACCAAACACCCTCCACCAATTCTCCCAATATTTGCTCGTTTTTGCCCTCTCCTTTGCTTTCTCTATCTCTTTGACCAATGACTCCTCCAGAGCCTCATTGTCTTTGTAGGTCAATACAATGAATCCTGCATCCTCGTCATCCTTCAACTCCTCATGCACCCAGAATTCACTCGTAGGGTTGTAATCCAGATAGATGAATTTTCTCGTCCGTACCGCCAGTTGATTGAATGTCTCAAAAGGTAATCTGTTGCACTCATTTATGAACAGGACATCTCTCCTCGCCCCCATTATTTTGGCAGGGTCATCTGCGCTAAAAAATTCAATATATGATCCATTGCCAAATGTATAGATCATCGTTGACCGGTTCATGTTCTTATCATTCCAATTCCCACTCCAGACCATGATTTTTTGGAAATCGCGAAATGCCCCACGCCTTAAATGTGGGTAGGTTTCTGACACAATAGAGATCTCTGATCTTGGTGTGCTGATCGCATAATGGATCAGCATTGGAATGATGGAAAATGTTTTACTGGCTGATGTGCCTCCCTGTACTATTCTGAAACGTTTCCGGAGTTTGGAGATCTTCTTTTGTGCTGTCGTTTTTTGCAGCATTGATCATTTCTCCTCATTATCCAGATCCAATCCTTTGAAGATAGGTGTTTCAACTTTCAATTCCCTTGTCTCAATATATCCCCTCGCCTTTGCTTTCGTTTTCAACCGGAATATAATGGCTGTGGTGTCCCCTCCTTTGATATTATCTATCAATTTCATCTCTGTCAGGTCATTCAGTTTCTCATCCTCATCATGCACCAACCTTACCAACTCCTCATCCTGATCAATATACTTTTTAGCTGTATGCCAATCACAATTTAGCTGCCTTGCAATCTGACTCATATAACCTCCAGAACCATTGATTGCTTTTTTTAGTTCGGATTTTCGGAAAACTTTAGTCATAGCTAAACTCCTTTTAGTGGAACTTTTAGAACAGGATTATAGTCGAATGATCTCTTGCTGCCCGTATCTCTCACTATCACATCCTTGCCCCATTTCTTTTGCAATGCAAAAAACTGCTGCTTCTCTCTGTCTAAGTTACGATAAGTGGCGCAACCTCCCTCCTGCTCTGATTGCTTTGCATAAAAGTTCACCATATTAAACCGCAGACAGCCTCCATATTTCAAACAGTGTTGCAGGACAATATCATAATCCTCCTTTAGTGGGAAGTTCTCATCATATCGTACCTCCGATCCTTTCACATGGGCGATAAAGCTACTGCTCATATAGTTTTTCGTTGAGAATGGCGTGTACTCTCTATATGATCCTTTGTCACTCAATGGATTCACTCCCCACATTTTGAACCCCCACTCCAGACACATCATTGTAGATTGCTCAGTGAACTCCTGCAACTCATTATTGTTGTACTCCAGTGTTTCACCACCCTGCCACCTAACCACTTTGCTTATATCATCATCAGCCATGAGGATGCAATCATAATCATCCAGATACTTATCCAGAATGTAGTTCTTTACTCTTGCGATGTTTCCTTTTATTTCATTGGGTAATGATATACATCTGATCCCGTTGCTCTTATATTCCTCAACCTCATCCTCATGCACCAACATATCGAAAACCGGAAATATCTTCTGGGTAGTTGTTCCCTCTGGTCGTTTGTAAGATGGAGAAAAGTAGGCTATTTTCATTTCTGCAATTTGCGGATTGCTTCCACTCCCTCAATCACTCTGCCAACACCAGAACTCCATGCTTTGCCATTGGGTCTTTTGGCTGTTTCTGTTTTAATACCAAAAAGAGTCTTTGCTTGAATCCAATCTATATCCTTTGTGAACTTCAAAACTATATAGTTGCTCTCCTGATCCAATTCTGTTGCGAAAGGTTTTTCAGATTGCTCATTCTCTGGGTTGCCCATCTCCTCCCTGTCATCAGCCGAGTGAGGCAGATCCATTCCTATGCCCTCCAGATAGTCAGCATCCCATTCATTGTACAGGAGATCATAATCCCATTCACCAAATCCAAGATTGTCCGTTATGATGAACTCTTTTAGATCCTCTGGTTTCCAGTTCTCTGCTCTGGAGATGGGTATCTCTATCCATCCAAGATCTTTGGCTGCCCGATACCTCATATTGCCACCTAAGATCATCAAATCAGAGTCCACTATGATTGGTCTCTGTCCTAAGTGTTCCGGATGGCTTTTGAGCCTTTCTTTTAGCTGTTTGAATTTTTCGTCCCGTATGAATCGCGGATTCTCTGGATTGATCTTTAGGTCGCTGATTTTAACTACCTCGATCTTGCCCAGTTTAAAGTCTGGTTTTGCTGCCCCCATGTGTCAAATGTAATCAATTGGAATAAATAACTGATAGCACTATGCCTGTGATAATAACTACCGCAGACACCATAAACGGAATTGCTACCCTCCAGAACCTCATGGTGTTCCGTTTATCCCATCGTCTTATCTGGTATCGTTTCATTTCTCGTTCAGTATTTCGTTTAACTTTTTAACTGCGGCTTCCCATGCTTCGGGTCGGGTTTTGAAAGCAAACCCTTCATCAATCATAGTGTTGCCTTTGAATAATTCCCACCCGAATAGAGTTAAATCATATTGTGACGCACATAAATCATACCCCTCACTATC